TGACGATCTCCGTGGTCGCGCCGGGCTCCCTGTCTTACGTTTCCGACCCTTCGATCGAGATCTATTCGTTCTGCGACGTGACGACGGCCCCGACGCCCGTGATGCGCTGCGCTGTCGACCGCGCAGCGCGAAAGGACGGCCCGCAGAACGGTAACTCTTCTGTGGTCTCGAACGGTAAGCTGCTCCTGACATACCTGGAAGACAAGACCGTTCAGGCATACTCAGACGGGATCGGACTTCGAGCGCGTTACGTGCGCTTCGATCTCGCCCCCACGTCACAGCCCGCGACTACTACAGACCAGGGCGTCGCGGTGATCGGCTCGAGTCTGATCGCTGTGTGGGACGGCAACGAGACGACGGAGTACGCGCCGCTTCATCAGCCCAAGATCTCCGTCGCGACAACGGGCGGCACGGGCGCGTCGCTGACGGGGACGTTCGCGTTCACGGCGGTGCTCTCGTTCCGCGATCGCGCGGGCATGCTCCGGTGCCAGGCATGCGCAACGCCCGTGACGGTCACGCTCGCAGGTAGCAAGCCAATCATCTACGTGACCTTGCCGTCCACGATGCGCCAGGGAACGCGTCAGGACGAGTTCGAGATCGTGGTCTACTCGACCGGCGATCTTTCGTCTGGCGGGACGGCGCTATTCTACGCGCAGGACTTGGACCCCACCAACAAGAACACGAACGGGTGCTGGGTCTTCGGCAACATCTCGACGCCTGCGCAGGACGATATCTTGCTCGACACGACCGGTGAGGCGGGGCAGCCCTTGTTGCCAGAAGCTCCGCCGCCTGCGTGGGACGCTGCGGTCGGAAACTCGCGGCTCTGGCTTATCGACGCGGAGAACCGAAACCGTCTCCTTCCCTCGATGCTCAAGCGTGCGTTCCGGCCTTATGAGTTCAGCGGCGTGCTCGAGATCAGCGTCCCGACGTCGCACGGCAGGCTCGTGGCCGTCGCCAACAACGGCGGCGTGATGGTCGCGTTTGCCGAGCACGGCATCTGGCAGATCACAGGCTACGGCCCAGACAACGCCGCGCAGAGCGGAACGTTCGGAGACCCTCAGCTGTTGAGCAACCTCGGCTGCCGTTCACGCGAGAGCGTGCTGCAGGTCCCCGGCGTGGGCATTCTTTTCCAATGTAGCGATGGCGTCTTTGCGCTGCTGAGCGGCACTGCGGTGGAGCGCTTCGAGCTGCTCGCGGACACGTACAACGTGGGCACGCCGGGCGTGTTCCTCGCGGAGCGTGAGGTCGTCTACCCTGTGGCGCCGGGCTCGCTGGGGCTCGTGTTCAACTGGCAGACGAAGCAGTGGGCGAAGTGGCCAAGTGCTACGACCCGCGCGATCACTGCGACGGCCACACGGCACGAGCAGCTGCCAGGCTCCACTGTGGTCGAGCGCTCGCGGGTACTCCAGTACGCCCCGAGTTCTGGGGTTCTCGAGTACGTCGACAGCAACACAGCCTCGGCAACTGCAGCGATGCGCATGACTCGCGGGTGGATCGCCCCCGAAGGCCCGCACGGGGACTGCGTCATCCGTGAAGTCTGGTACCACGCACGGATCAACGATTCGCACGGCCTGAAAATCCGTGCGGCGTTCGACTACGACGAATCCGGCGCCCCTGGTTCGTACGTTGAACGGACGTGGACATCTACCGAGCTTTACAGCCTTCTGGAAGACGATCGGTACACCGTCGCCGTGAACCTGCACCACACCAAAGCACGTGCGGTGAAGGTCACGGTGACCGAGATCCCCGAAGTCGGGGCGGAGGGTAACGCCATGAACCCGCTAAGCCTGACCGTCTTCTACGCCGTGACGGCTGGCCCGCGGCGCCGGACCCTCAAGGCGGTCGCGCTGAAGTAAGCCCGGGGCAGCACCCGCGCCCGCGCGCGCACGCTCCCTGCGATGGCAGTCAGTGCAGGCGTAGCAGCGGGTGCAGGCGTAGCGATGGCCGCGGGCGCGACCGCTGCCGCGATCCGTGCGCAGCAGATGAAAACTAAGGCGCGGCGAAGCTACTACGGTGGCTCCCAGGACGCTCTGGACGCGCAGCGCGACTCGTACGCCACGGGTATCGACCAGGGTAACTCTGGCTATGACACGGGCGTTCGCGGCCTACAGCACGCAGGCGGCACCGGCGCGACGATCACCGATCGGGGCATGCAGCTGCTCGATAGCGCAGCGGCTGCACAGCCTTCGCAGGCAGGTGTAGCCCCGCTGCAGAGCTTGGACCCGCAGGCTGTGGCTCGTGTGCGCTCGCAGATGGCTCTGGACCAAAACGCACGCGCTACCCTCGGCATGGCTCGATCTGGTGGCGCGCTAGGTATTCGTCAGGCTGTGGCCGCGAACGCGGCTGCTGGTGTGCAAGGCGCACAGCAGGAAGCAGCCATGGGACTCGAGGGAGAGCAGGCGAAGGCGCAGCTACTCTCGCAAAACGCGGTGCAGCGCTCGCAGCTCGACCAAGCGAAGCAGGCGCAACTGCTCAACGCGGGCGGGCAGCTTGCGACGACGGGCAACGCCCAGACACTGCAAGCCGCTTCCGGTGTCGGTCAGCTCGGGCTCACGAACCAGGGTCAGTACCTCAATCAGCTTCAGGGCGCGGACCAGTCACAGCTGTCTGCGGACATCAACTACGACACGCGTCGGCAAGCCGACCAACAAAGGCGCGCCCAGAACCTTTGGTCTTTGGCCGGCACACTCACGGGCGGCGCCGCGAAGGCTTTTGGGAGTATTGGTGGCGGGGGCGGAGGCTGATATAAGTGGCACTTATGCGCCACTACTATGTCTACGTCTGGACGAACCTGACGAACGGGAAGCGGTACGTAGGTAAGGGCTGCGGCAAGAGGTACCTAAGCCATTTCGCTCCGTCCGAACGGTCGCTTCTGGCCAAAGCAGTCCGCAAACACGGAAGGGGTTGTTTTTGGCTGGCTTTTGTCGGCGTCAGCTTGTCTGAGACAGACGCGCACGTCCTCGAGGCGGAGACCATATCCAGGCTCGATACGCAACGGAAAGGCTACAACATCACCGCGGGCGGAGAGGGAGCCTCGGGTTGGAAGCAAACCCCGGAGCACGTAGAGAAACGCGCAGCGGCGAAGCGCGGAAAACCTTGCCCTGGCGGCGGTAGACCGAAGGGGTCGGAGTCTGTTCAGGCCCGACGATTGCTGGCGCAAAAGTTGACTGATGCGCAAGTCAGCGAGATTCGGAAGCTCCTTACCTCTGGAATCAGCCAAGAGAGAATCGCAAAGCAGTTCAGAATCGCGCAAACCTCCGTAAGCAACATCAAACACGGCCGGACGTACCGCGAGTTGCAGCCGTGACCGCGCTCGGGGATCACCTCCGACGCCACGAACGTGAGAACGAGACCGAGAGGTTCGCGCTCGCTCCGCCCGGCACGTTTGCGCGCTTCTACACGCGCATGAACCTGCGCAAGACGCTCACGGAGCCTGGCTGGTGCAGGATCTGGGTCGTACGATTCGCAGACAAGATCGTCGGCCATGCCTCGCTCTACGACATGGGGGAGCCGGACGGCGTGGTCTTCGGGCATATCGGAATCGAGAAGCCGTACCGTGGGTGGCGCTTGGCTGCGGACCTGCAGCGGCAACGGCTCGCGTTCTGCGACGAACACGACCTGACGCTCTGCGGCGCTGTTGCGCTGGGGAACGATACAAGCTTTCACGGCTGTCGCCGGATGGGGTTCGAGTACCTGCGTCAAGACCCAGACACCAAAGAGATCTGGCTGTTCCGGCCACCGGGGGCAGCAAAGCGCGAGTAGCGCGCACGCTCCCTGCGATGCCAGGTTTGACGCCCGACCAGTCCGCGCAACTTCAGGCGCTTATCGCCCAGAATCGCGCCCCGGCAACCGGAACTTGGGCTTCGCCGGACACGGCCCCGATCGTTGCGCCGGAGACGGCGCCCGGACCTGCTCCACTGGCCGTTGCGGCTCCTGCCGATGCAGCTGCGACGGTCGCACCGGTCGCGGTGCCTGCGCCGCCCATGCCTGAGCAACCTTCGGTCTCTGACCCGGCAGCGAGCACGGCAGGGCTTGCGCCTGCGGCGCCGGTTGACTTGCCTGCGCCCGTAGCTGCTCCCGTCCCCTCCCCCGCTCCCGCTGCGCCCCGCAACTTCGAAGAGGCGCAAGCGAACTCCATGCAGGCCACAAAGGCTGCAGCGGATGCGGTGCGCGCAGAGGGCGACGTACGGGCTCGTGCAGAGACTGCGAACGCAGAGACGCTCGATCGTCAGGCAGGCGAGGCGGAGCGCGCAGTCGCTGACTACAAGCGCGAGAAGGCTGAACGTCAGGCCGACTACGACGAGACGAAGAATCAGATCTCGTTCATGCAGGAGCAGAACGCGAAGCTGAATCAGATCACTGACCGTCGGACTACGACGCAGAAGGTCATGGGCGTGGTTGCGCAGGCGCTCTCGAGCGTGGGTGACGGTCTCGCCCGTCTCGGCGGTAACACGAACACAGACTACGCCGGGGCGATGACGAAGCAGCTCAACGATCAGATCGCCATGGACATGCAGAAACAGCGCGAGGCGATCGAGGGACGCAACAAGGCTGTTGCGATGAAGCTGACCGAGCTTGGCCTAGCGAAGAACGCTCTTGGTGACGTGGACGACGCGATGCAGTTCACGACCGCACAACGGCAGCTGCGTTTCGCTACCGAACTGAAGGCGCAAGCTGCTCGCTCGAACTCAGATATCGCGCGCTCGCAAATGAGTGCAGCGGCAGCGAAGCTCGAGGCGGACGGTGCAGAAAAGCTCATGGGCTTGCAAGAGAAGCTGACCGAGCAGAAGTACCGCTCGCGGCAGCTCGGCGCAGCCAAGGGCTCGGGCGGTGGTGCGCTCGATATCGCCTCCATTCGCGCGACCGTGGAGAACGGCGGCACGCTCACGCCCGCGCAGTTCAAGGCCGCGAAGGACATGGGCCTGTTCAAGAACGAAGAGAGCAAGGACGTCAACCTGACCGAGCTTCAAGGTAAAGTCGCCCGTAAGGAGACTCTTTCGCCGCAGGAAGCCCGCGTGGCTGCATCTGCTGGCATGCTCAAACCCCCGTCCGAGAAGGACGACACGGCGGATCAAGCGAAGGCACGCATGCTCTTTGCGAGCTCGGCGCGTCCGGCATCCGCGCTCGAAGCGCGCCTGAAGAACAACAAGCTCGTCGGCAATGAAGCATCGTGGGCAGAGAAGCTCGGGATCGCGCCGGACGAGTGGAACAAGCAAGCCGCACTACAGGCGCAAGAGATCGAATCCGTAGGAAACGATATCCTGCGCTACGAGTCCGGCGCTTCGATCTCTACGCAAGAGACCGAAGGTTTGATCGCGCGCACGCGCTCTAGCGATCCCGACGTCGCTGCGGCTGCTGTCCAGAGGTTACTCGACAAGCGCGCGGCCCTCGGCCAGGCGTTCAAGCAACGTCCGCAGGGCAACGTGTCAGGGGCGACGGGCGCCGAGACGCGTGCGACGGTTCCGGCCAGCGGCGCGGAGACTCCCGAATACAAGGCGAAGCTCGCTGCTGCCGCGGCGAACCTACCTGCGCAGGCCATCCGACTCTCTGACGGTAAGCGCGTCACGGGCACGCAAGAGCAGATCGATCGTGCGATTGCTAGCGGCAAGTACAAGGGAATCTAATGCCCAGTCCTGACGAGTTCGGCCTAGTCGAAGTTGACGACGCTCCGCCCCCGCCACCTGCGGAGCCTGACGAGTTCGGGCTTACAGAGATTGGTGAGTCTGCTCAGTCTGCACCAGAGCAGTCTGCGCAATCGTCCGCAGCTCTTGCAACTCCCGGGCAACCAGAAGAAGAGAAGGGTATTCTCGGCAAGCTCTGGGACTACAGCCCCACGCGCGCGGCGTACGCGGTCGCGCGG